GCACCTGCTTTAATCTCTGATATGTAACAGTTACCAGCTAAATCTAATTGTTGGCTAACCTCATATATAATTTCCATCCAACTAGTGTCAGGGTTAGGCATATCAATTAAAGCTTGTAGCGGTGAGTTAGGAGCGTCCTCTAATGTACCGTCAGCTAACTTTCGTTTAGCTACCCAAGGCACAGCAGACATTAACTTGGCACGTTTCTCTACACATGTATAAACGGCTGCTGATGCGTTGTAACCTTCATCAATAGCAGTTTGAATGTTCCACTTAGCATCTTTTTTGGCAAATAACTTCCAAGCTGGCGCGGCTTCGGGGATAGTAACTGACTTAACAGCCATCCTAACTTGGCTCTGGACGCTTGGCAGTTCTTGCTTTATTAATTTAGTATCAAACGGCCACATTATGCGCCCCTGTTAAGTTTTGTTGCATTATAGCAATGTTTAGTGTTATCAAGCAAAAATAAAGCCCTTCCTTTGGATAAGCGGATTTATTGCATACCTGATAGCATCAATGTAATGATTATCAGCATCGACCACCACAGGCAGTATATCACCGCTAAGCCTATCGACCTTGTAACTGTATAACCTGAACTCGTTTAAGGTTTCTTTGCATCTAGGATGGATGATTACTTTCTTATAGCTTTTGATATGTTCGATGCCATCCTCTACGCTACCAGCCCACTTTTTAACGCCCTCAATTCTTGGCATACCATGACGCTTTAAATAACTAATTGACTCAGGCCGTGCGCTGTCTGCCCTGCTTGTATGGTTTTCAAGTTGTGGTATTGAGCGAGTTAAATATTCTTTAGTATCGTCAAGCTCTAGTCCTACCTTACCCGCTTCATGTTCAACATATAATACATCATCATTAACCCAGCACTTTACGCCCGTAGTAGGGTCTTGAGCAAATCCAAAGTCGATGCCAAAGTAAGGGCCATTCCAAGAGCCATCAGGTGTAAATTCTTCCTGCTTAAACTTGTTACTGAATATCTGCGCCTTGCTGTGCTTTAAATAAGCCCCTTCCCATATATGTTGATACATAGCATCTTCAAAGTTTGCTTTCTGTTGCAATCTAAGTTCATTTAAGTTTTCAGGGAATTTAGGGTTGTCTTGCCAGTTCATATTAACAAACATAGACCTTGGAGGCTTTGCCTTGATAAACCGACTATCAGTTGGCGAACCGTCTTTTTTTGGATTCCATATCACCCATATTTCAGACAATGGCGCTCTAATAGTGGCTCTAATTCTATGTAACTATACTCTGGCGTATCTTCGGCTTCCTCAATAATACAAAGGTCAATCTGAGCCATAGACTTAATACTGCTCATGTTGTGCCGTAAGCCTTTGAATATAAATTCAGTGCCGTTATTGCCTCGGATATAGTTCTCGCCTATCTCATAGCCAGCAGCTAACCAAGGCACTGTTTGAATGGCGTTTTTAATCTCAGCGTGCATTGATTCTTTTATACTGACTTGCAATTCACGCACACATAGTATTCGTAGTGGTTCAATGAACCCCCATACAGCAGCCATTTGAGCAAAGCTGAATGACTTGCCGCTACCCCTTGAGCCATACGCACCACGATACCTTAACTCACCCCGCTTTGGAGTGAATACAGGTATTAGCTTAGGTGGTAATCTAATCTGTGCTGTTTTCGTCTGCACTTAATGCGACCAGTTCAATGCGATTAGGTGACATACTGCCATCAGTTGATATGTGATTAATCTTCTGACCCTCTTTGCGGTCTATGACTTTGTGAGCTGTGTTTGTGTCGTCTTCATCTAGTGCTTTACTGATAACCCTTCTAGCCTTTAAAAGCGGCATATCTTTCAGTAGGTTCTTTTGCTCCAAAAACTCAGGGTTAGCTTCACAGTAATTATATAAAGTTGATGTAGATATATCGGCATAGCAGCAAGCTTCATTATCTGTGCAGCCCCATGAAAATGCATCCCTAAGTAATTGGAGTGTACTTTCTGTCATTACTGTTGGCCTACCTCCCTTGTTAACTGCCATAAATCACCTTTCTATTTTATCGAACGTTTAATTATATTATCCCGTTAATACTGAGATAACCTATCTATTTTTTAGTTACTTTACACTTGTATTTTAATGACCATCGCTTGTATAGCGTCTTGTCGTGCTTCCTGCGCTCATAATAACAATCAGTTACGCCTTTGCTTATTATGTGTGCTGTAAGCTCTCTAGCGTCCTCGAAGTCTATACCACATGGTAACGCTTTAATAGTAACAGTGTTACCGTCATACACTAAGATGCAGATACTAGAGTATGTGTTATCAGACTCTTTGAATCTGTATAACTCTATTGTATCGCTTAGCTTTTCTGCTGCCATAATTCCCCGCTGGACTCCTCATACAGCGAGGCTATTTATAATATATTTAGTATAAATTAGTTATCACAATCGAACTAATAGTGTTTTCAGGGCCAACAATCGAAAACCACGTTTCGGTCACCGTAATTATCATAACTGCCTCCAGACTCCATTAGTCCAACGCCATTGAGCTGTAGTCTTACCAGCCAACACAAAGGTTGCCGCCCCGTTATTAACAACATTACCAGCATTGGGAAAGCTTATTGTGAATGAGGTGGTAGTATTTTCGATTTCTATTACTTGCCCTACAAATAAACCGTCTTCTATCTCGATACCAGTAACGTTTGATGCGGCGCCGGCTCTAACTGTGACAACAGGTGCTCCAACTGAATTAAGCGTTATTACTTCCGATGTAGTCAGTGTATTGAAAAATGATTGATTAGTTAATGCTCCATAAAAATATGCCGCTGTCGAAGCATTGAATGTGCCTGTTTTTGTTGATATTGATGCTGGACCTGATACAACATTAACATCAAGAGCCAAGGCGTAAGCGTTAGTAGCGCTAGAGCTTGAAAATATAAAATCAGGAAAATCAACGTTACCATTTATTATAATTTTATCAAATGTAACAACAGGGTTTAAGCCTGTTAGTGTTGCAAGTTTTGATATTGTGCCGCTATGTGATGGGCAATTTACAGTTGTAGTGCCATGAAATCTAAGTGTTGATGCGTTACTTTCTATTAAAGAAACGCCGCTGTTAGCAGTGCCAATCATGTTAATAGTTAAATCGTAAAAATCTACAACTGAATCAGTGGCAATAATTGCTTTGAAATCATCCGCTGATATTGTTCCCGATATTTTAACCGAATTACATTTATTTATTTGTAACGGCAATGTGTCACTGTGGATATTGCAATTATTTAGCGTTATATTTGAAGTGTAATCAGATGGATCAACCCCATCTTCTGAAAATATAAGTACCCCATTTGTTTCTGCATTTTCAATAATTAAGTTATTGTAAGTGAGATTATTACCACGAACACTGACACCGCCTTGTGTGCTACTAATAACCCGTAAGTCTGTAAATGTACCACTATAAATCCCGTGGTGAGTGTCAAACGCTGAATCAAAATCACCGTCAGCAATAGCGCCAGTTACTTGCATGCCGTAAGTTGGGCCGTAATATTGCACTTCATCTGAATCAGCTACAATAGGTTGCTGATTAGTAGTAAATGAGTGTCTACATTTGGTTGACACCAAGCCAGTAATCTTAGGGTAAGCACAAGCCCAAAAACTAATATTATGACTAAGGTTAGTTGAATCATCTGTTGCATTGAAGATAGGTGATATAATTTCAGGACTATAGCAACCAAAGATATTCAATCCTACAAATGGAATTGGTCCAAATCTCATTCTTTCAAAGACAGGTCTAATGGCATTAGTTATGTAGAAGCTAGAGTTCTCTGCTGTTATAGAGGCATCATAACTCATATCCCCACCAATTACTTTAATGGTATGCCCACTGTATCTAACTAGGCGCATATTTGTTGCAAACGCCTGATTTGTGTCAAATTTTTGATGCACAATGATATACCCAGTGGCTACGCTGGAAACTGTAAACATCTGCCCCATGCGGTTATCTTCAAGGCCAACAGCGGGGCGCGTAAAGGGCAATCTGTCATCTGCGATCAGTTTTACAATTTCACCAACCTTAATACCCGTTGATGTAAGGTTGATGCGTCTAGTTGATGGCACTACTGAACTTACAGCCAATATACTGTCAATGCCGCCATCGAATCTTATTGACGGGGTATTTGACTCATTAATTATTTTAATGTTGGTCATATCCCATTCAATGGTCTTATTAGAATAATCAATGCCATCAGATAATTTAATTGTAACCGGTAAATCTGAATAAATGCGCTTAGGTGATAAGGCTAATAATGCGTTAAGTGTTGGGCCAGCATCGTCAGAGTCAGTTAATCCTAATGTTTGCAGACTTACGTTTTTAACATCTACCGCAGCAAGATAAAGCCCATCCGCGCCAATGTTGGTGTATATGCCTTGAATTGGTGTCGGTCTTGCGCCTGAACTGCCAGCATCTAGACTTTGATAAGTATTACCGCCTATGCCTGTTCCTGCGTTATATTCTACTGTTTGAATAACTGAATTAATTGGTACAAGTGGAGTTAGCGTTACAGCATCCGCTAAGGTCTGAGCTTTAACTATTGATGTGCCTGAATCACCGCCTGACGTGGCGCTTCCTGTATCCGAGTTTACAACTATACTAAACCAACCAACTCCAGCAGTAACATCGACAACCACAAAACAAGCAGAACAATCAAAAGCGCCTAAGAAATACCCCTCTGATAAAATATCATCAAACGAGTCAGTAGATTGATAAGTGTACCTTTCTTGAATATCCTGCAATTGCGAAGGAGTTGTCTTTTTTAGGTTTGCAGCTATGAATGCCATTGCATTGTCCTCAATATGTAATTGCTCA